TTCATCAAATTTATTATACCACAAAAAAGACTGCTTTCCTACCCTTTTAAGGGTGGTTGCAGTCTTTTTTTATTGCGCGTTTTTTTACAGCGCCTTCTTACATTATTTGGTCGAGGTGACGGGACTTGAACCCATTGCAAATAGCCTTGAATTGCCTATTTTGCGCTATTTTGTTTTGTCTGTGTCACATTTTGTGTCATATATATCGGTGAAATAATCATCAATGATTTTATCAACCCTCATGCGGTCTTCGTGAAACGTCTGCTGATATACGGATTTTAGCGTATAGGTATTGCTCCAGCCGCCACGTTCCATAGCGTATATATCAGGAATTTTCAGTGTTGCCATAACACTGGCACTGATATGACGTAAATCGTGAAATGATATTTCATACCCTAACGGGTGCATTTTTTTTACAAACCGATTGTAAATCTGTTTTGTGGTGTATGTTACCACATAATCGTCAGGGGCTAGATTTAATGCGTTTATCAGATCAACCAGCGGTTTGCCTAGACGTATCTGTCGGTTGCTCTCATAGCTCTTTGCTTCGCTCTTCGTGACAATCTGGCGGTTGACAGTAACACGTACCTGCGATATAGTCAGGATATCCCCGACAATATCTTTGCGACGTATGCCGTGAATTTCTGACATTCTCAGACCGCCCCACACGCCTAGCAGAACAGGAATTTCAATATCTGACCCCCTGAACGCATTAACTACCACATCAGCAGGCGGCATGACCTTGAATTTTTTTACCTTTTTTGGCAAACTTATTTGGCTAAAATTTATATTGATATTGTTATATTTTAACACCGATTTAAAAAAGCCATATACATTTGCAACTGTTTTTGGTGACCTGCGTGCAGCCAGTTCATTCACCCAGTCTTGCACCATTTGTGGTGTGATATCACTTATCAGCACATTTTCAAACTGCTGTCCGTGATTTTTTAGTATGGATAAATAGCCCTGTCCTGTCGTCGGCGATAGCACTGGGCTTTTTTTGTTTATGTAGTTTTCGGCTGCCTGCCATAGTGTCATTTCATTATCAGTATGCACTTTTCCGTTCAGCCACTCTGCCGCCATTAACTCGGCTTCTTTCTTGGTTTTGGCCGTAAAGGATTTGTACTTCCCCGTTGTCTTGTCATACGCTCTTACCCTGTAGCTTCCACTCGGTAATTTTTTTGCTGTTGCCATGTAAAATTCCTCCTATTATCTTGACAAAATTTTCGGTATATGATAAAATAATAGGGTACTTCCTACTATTTTAGTATCATCTCTTGCTAGGTCGGTTGTGCACGCCCTCACAGGTCGCTCTGTGGGGGCTTTTTTTATTATGGTATGTTTATCCGCCACACACCTTGCAAGGCTTATAGCCTGCGTTCTGGGCGTCCTGCAGGGTCATTGGTGTGCAGGTATCATCATAGTATCTGCATGATTTGTTGTGATATTTGTCGCCCGAAGCCGTGATATATACTATCGTTTCGGCTGGGCCCTGTGCAGTGGTTGTCACAGGGGGTGCTTCGGTGGTGGTTTCAGGCTCTGCGGTGGTAGTGGTTGTTGTGGTGGTGGTAGTAGTGACTTTTTCGCCCATATCAACAGTTATCGTGATAGGGTCAGATGTCACACCGTCATATGTGGCGGTCACGTCTGCAAAGCCGTCTTTCAGGGGTTTCACGTCATAGGTGACATATGCACCGCTATCATCATATTCTAACTGACAAACGTCAGGATTGCTGATTTCAATTTTTATATCTTTCGAATCAACGTCCTCTGCGTCGGTTTCACCTGTGATTCGCAAATAGATTATGTGGCTATAGTCACGATTATAGTCATTCAGTGCGATAGAATAGTTGTCATTAGTCCATTCAACCTTTGTCGGTCGCCTATAGCCGAACAGGTGTGCTATTCCATAGACTATGACCGATATAGCACAGAAAATGATTATCACCAGTAGGCAACCGCCCTTTGACGTGCTACTTGCTTTACGGCCGTGAGAACTACGGCTTGACGGCTTCCTGCCTCCTGACGTTGATACATATGACAGCCCTGTGCCTGGTATACCGACAGACTTTGTGCGTCGCCCAGAGCTGTTGACAGTATATCTTGCGCCTTTTCCGCCGACGCTCATGCCGACGGATTTTTTATTGATGTTCAGCTTCGCACCGCCGCCAAGTTTGATTGATTTTCTAAAACGTAATCCCATATTTTCTGCCCCTTTTCTTATAGTCACGGCTCTTGTGGGCATACTAGCCCTAGAGGTGATATATATGATATACGAAACACATTTGCGTGATATACGTCGCACACAACGTCTAACACTGCGCCAACTGTCCGAAATTTCAGGCGTTAGCTTTTCTGAAATAGACCAAATAGAACACTATAACGTTGACCCACGCATTTCAACGGCTGTTTTATTGGCAAAATCGCTAAAATGTGGGCTTGACGATTTGTTCAGTTTCAACAAATAATGTTCGATATTATAAACACGCTTGCATTTTATGACATAAAAATGCTATGATTTACACATAGCCTATATATGTGTGTTTCATGTATATTATAGCATTTTAACGCATATTTTGCAATACTTTTTGACGTCTTTTTATTCTAGTCCGATTTTTCGGACAGTACATAAAAAGGGTATTGACAGCCGTGATAACATGATATATAATAGGCTTATCGAACATATGTTTTATAAATTATAGGAGGAATACATATGACGGAAGAAGAAAAGAAATTAAAAATCATTGCAGAGATCTTAAAAACACTTTGCGAAATCAAGGAAATAAAAAAGAAGAAGAGCATTACTGCTCCTCTTCCCGATGTTCCTCTTGCCATTTCAAATACCTAGCGACTTTTAGGAGGCTTTGAAGGTCATCCTCTGTAAGTACCTTGAGATATTTGAGTATTTCGTCGGTTATGCTGGTATCACGGATGTCAGTAATACCTAGCAAGAAATCAACTGAAACATTGAACAAATACGAGAGTGCAATCAACGTATCGTTGCTTGGCTCTCGTGTTTCTTTTTCATATTTACTTATTGAGTTTTGTGAAATCGAAACACCAAGTTTTTCGCTAAGCCTTTTGGCAAGTTCTTCTTGCGATATGCCCATTTGTTGACGCAGTTCGCATATTCGCTTACCGTACATCTTATCCCTCCTTTCTTATATATATTATAGTACAAATTGTACTGATTGTCAATAGTTTTAATACATTTCGGCATTATGCACAACTTTTTGTATCAAAATTTATGCCATTTTGTACTTAAAAATATGCCAAAAAGTATTGACATTTAGTACGTTTTGTACTATAATGTAATTACAGCAAGAGAACAAGGAGGTGAGACAATGAAATACGAAAACCTTGAAACATTGAGAAAAGCCAAGGGTTTTACAGTTGAGGAACTGATTCAAAAGGTTTCCGAAGAAAACGGAATGAGAACGTGCGACGACAGCAAGTTGAGAAACAAGTATTACCGTTGGCAGAATGGTGGAAACATTGCAGTAGTTGATATGATCGCACTACATAAAATCTTTGGGGTCTCAACCGACTGTATACTCGGAATTAAACCACTAGAAATCAGCGGATAAGGGGTGAAAACAATCGTGAAAAAAGGCGAGGCCGTAGAAAGGCATTACAAAAATGATACGATGTATGAGGTCTATGACAAAACAGACCCTGCACACTGCATTTTCATAGGGCTTTTTGACACATTGGAGGAAGCCACCAAGGCTGCAAAGAGGCACAAAGAAAGCTTCCCAAATGCAGAGATATGGGCATATGAAATGATAAGGGAGGACTAAAAATGCCTGCAAAGAAAATGACCGCCAATGACGTGATATCCAAAAGGCTGAGGTCTATCAGAGCCGACAACGATATTACGCAGGCAAAAATCGCAAAACGGCTGAACATGGCACAGACAGCCGTGAGCAGGTGGGAACGGCAGTTCGGCACCATGAATGCCGAACAAATAGTAACATACTGCAGGATAATCGGGGCGAACCCCGAAGAAATCTTTGCGGAGTATTGCAAGGAAAGGAGTATAAGAAAATGACCAGCATGATAGCAACACTGGAGATTGTCAGATTCGTGGCTGCAATAGCGTTATGTGTGGCGCTATTCGCACTGGCGGTCTACGGACTATATCGAAACATCAAGGAGACCGCCGAAACCGCAATTCGTGAGGAGCTGGAGCAGGCGATCAAGGAAGCTTCAAAACCTGTGGTCAAGGTCGAGATACAGACGAAAGGAAAGTGGTAAAGTGTCAGAGGGTATGTTTATAGCCGCAATAATCGGCGCAACAATCGTGATACTGACAGTTTTCTATGCTGTGATGCTGTTCATAGCATGTATCATAGACCAGCACAAACGGGAACAGAAACGTAGTAGCTGTGATGATGATGACAGTCACGATGAAAAAAGCGACGGCAGAGTTTAGATTCGCAATGCAACGGATTTGCTATGAATAGCATTGGCTATGGCTACGGCAAAGCGAACCTGTGAACGGCTGCGAAATGCGAAGGTGTTGATTTGGACAGCAAAGCAACGGCCTAGCGTCGATAAGCAACGGCAAAGCTGTGAGGTGAGGAGCTAGGGCTAGGTATGCATAGCACCGTTTTGATAGGCAAAGGCGAAGCTTTGACACGCAACGAGAGGCAAAGGCATAGCAGGGCGCAGATTGGCGATATTACGCAGAGCAATGGCCTGGCATAGAATTGACACGCTATGGCATGACAGAGCAACACGTTGCTAAGGCATTGAACAGCATAGCGACGCAAGGGCATAGCAGTGATTAGCAAAGGAACTGCAGTGACTAGCAAAGGCGTAGTTCGGCACAGTATGGCGTCGAAAAGCAAGAAAAAATAAATTTAACGTAACGGAGGTCAAAAAACATGAAAAAAATCAAAGTGAAATTGACGTTCACCGAAGAGATTCTGGGAACGGCAAACGCAACAACCACAAACCACGATGAGTATATCGCATCGAAAGCACCCGATGCAAAGAGCCGTGAGGAAGAGATAGCCGCACTTGGAGTAGCGGAAGTGGTCGAAAAATCTATGACGGTCTTCCCGACACTGGAAGACGGCACACCATTTCTCTGGGACTATCAGGTCAAGGGATTTTTCAAGGACGCTTGCGGAGTGTTAAAGAAGGTGTCAGGCACGGCTAGTTCAAAAATCAAGGCGTACAAGAAAGAGATTGACGGACTTGTCTTCGTCGAGGAACGCAAAATACCATACGAGTTCAAGGGCGGTATGGGTGAATGTCAGAGACCGTTGAGGGCAAGCACGCCACAGGGCGAACGTGTTGCACTGGCACACTCTGAGACAGTTCCTGCAGGGGCGACAGTCGAGTTTACTATCGTTATTCTGAAAGACGATATGGAAACAGCCGTAAGAGAGTGGTTGGACTACGGCAGGCTGAGAGGTATCGGCCAGTGGCGTAACAGCGGCAAAGGTAGATTTGAGTGGGAGGAAATCGAGAATGAATAAGAAATTCACTAACGAGGAAGTCGTAAAGGCGGCACATTGCTGCACAAAAAATGATTGCAAAACCTGCCCATTTATAGTATTAGGAGCAGGTTTTAAAAACTGTGTCATAAAATTTTCAGAATACATAGCAAACAATACAAAAAACGAGCCTGCACCTGCGGCAACAGGCACAAGCTCGGAGGTATCAAAAGATACCGATAACATACATATTGATGATAGCACATTGCTTAACATTTGTCAAGAGGAGCTAGAGGCAATATCAGAAATAGCCCTGGATGATTACCCGAACGAGTATCTGACGGGATATATCGTAGCTTTAAAGAAAAATATCGAGAGGCTGAGAGGCGAGCAAAGTGACTAGCTATTCATGTTTGGACTGCAAACATCTAAAAGGCTGTTTGGAGAGTAGCAGGCGTTACCCCTGCAAAGATTTCAAGCTGGCAGAGCCAGCGATACTAGAGAGGAGAGGGCGAAATGACAGTAAGAGAAAGGCTTGACGCTATGGTTGACATGGCGTCAATGGAGCAGAAAATGAGGAAAACGCAAAAGTATGGCACTGTTACCGATGGCGTTTACCCTATGATGACAGGCGACGTGTGGACGTCTGACGGAATAATATTGGGTGTTCAGATATTTCCGCCTGACATTCATGCCGTAGCGAAAGAGGCCGGTGCTGAGGTGTTGGAAAACGGAACTGAATCGTATTTCATGTACAAAAATATCGCATTTTTCTGCTATAAGAGGAGGGTGGTTTAATGCGTTACACAGCTAATGATTGTGTCGGCTGTCCTGACGGGTGCAGATGTTGTGGAAGAGACCGCAACTACACAGTAGTCCAATGCGACAAATGCAGGGGAGAATTGGACCTTGCGAGCGAAAATGTTTTCTGCTACGAGGGCAAGGATTTTTGCAAAGACTGTTTCCGTGAGATTTTGATTGAAGAAATCAACCAGAACGACGATATTTCAGTCTATGAACTTGCCACGCTGGCAGGAGCTGAATATAAAGAGGAGGACTATGACGAATGAAAAAACAAATGTCTGCGGAAGATTATCGCAATGACGGAGCATTCAGCCGCTCACAGCTTTTCAAGCTGTCAAAGTCGCCTGCACACTTCAAGTACGCCCTTGAAAATCCCGAAGTAGAGACCCCTGCGCTTGCTTTCGGTACAGCCTTTCACGCTTATGTTCTTGAAAAGGACAAGTTCGACAGCGAGTACATAGTCGCTCCAAAACTTGATAGGCGCACCAAAGAGGGCAAGGCTCTTGCGGCTCAGATAGAAGCAAGCGGTAAGATACTCATAAGCGAGGACACTTTTGCACAGATACAGGCAATGGCTGAAAGTGTGATGTCAAACAAGTATGCTGCCGCTTTGCTTAACGGCGGTGAACATGAAAAATCATACTTCTGGACGGACAAGCTCACGGGGCTTAAACTCAAATGCCGCCCCGACTGCCGCACAGACCTCAAATCAACGTCTGTCATAGTTGACCTCAAGACTACTGAGAATGCCGATACAGACAGTTTTATGCACAGTTGTATTAAATATGGCTATGACTTGCAGGCGGCGATGTACACGCAGGGTGTGTCAGAAATTGAGGGCAAGCCTCATAGATTTGTTTTTATCGCTGTGGAAAAGTCACCGCCTTATGCCTGCAACGTCCTTGAAGCTGACGATTTTATCATACAGAAAGGTACAAAAGACCTTAACGACTATCTTTACACTCTCAAAGAGTGTCTTAAAACAGGTAACTGGTACAGCTACAACGGCAAAAACGGCGATTTGAACGTCATAAGTTTGCCTGGTTGGCTGGCAAGAGAATACGAATAGGAGGACAAAACAATGGACGAAATAACAAATGCAGTAACAGTAACACCGGAAGTACCGCAGAACAGCACTATGCCTCTTGACAACATCAATCAGGGTACAGTCGCAATCGAAGCAAGCAGAGCCATTGCAGAAGCACAGGGTAAGCTTGTTATCGCAAAGAGATTTCCGAGAAATGAGATACAGGCTTTTGCAAACATGAAAAAAGCTTGCCAGCGTACAGGGCTTGCAAACAAGGCATTTTACAGCTATCCGAGAGGCAACGAAACAGTTTCAGGACCGACTATAAGACTTGCCGAAGAGCTTGCAAGGTGCTGGGGCAATATTGACTTCGGCATCAAAGAGCTTTCGCAGGACAACGGCAAGTCAGAAATGCAGGCGTATGCTTGGGACTTGGAGACGAACACAATGTCGGTGCAGAATTTCACCAATCCACACGCAAAGGAAGTTAAGGGCAAAATAAAGACCCTCACAAGCCTGCGTGATATCTATGAGAACAATGCCAATATGGCAGGGCGCAGGCTCAGAGCAAGGATACTTGCTGTGCTTCCTGCGGACTTTGTGGAAGAGGCTGTCGCCGAATGCAGAAAAACTCTTGCAGGCAAGAATAATATTCCTCTTACGGACCGTGTAAGGAAAATGGTGGTGGAGTTCGAGAAGCTGGGTGTGACGCAGGAAATGATAGAGAAACGTCTTGATAGAGGTCTTGACACCATGACAGCCGAAGATCTTACAGACTATATCGGCATCTTCAATTCACTGAAAGACAAGAACACAAAGGTGTCTGAGTGGTTTGAGTATGAGAAGATATCTACAGATATCTCGGCCGAAATAGATCAGCTCCAGACCGAGAAAGAGCAGGTGCTTTAATGCAGGCAGGATTACCCGACGGCTCTGTTATCATCAGTGGCTTCCTTGCAAAGGACGCAGAATACAAACAGGTGGGCGGCAATAACTCGTCGCTCACCAAGTTTTCAGTAAAAGTGGGCGAACGTCAGCCAAAGGTGCAAGGTGAGCGTGGTGAAACCATATGGGTGAACTGCCAGTGCTGGCACTCTGTAGCAAGAGCCACAAAGGCGTTGAAAAAGTTTGACGTTGTGCTTTGCGTGGGCAAGGCGGAGAAAAAACCATACACCAGCAAAGACGGCGAAGAAAAAGTTGACGTACATCTTGTGTGCGAAGCCGTTTTTGTACAGCCTACCGCAGAAGCAGCACCCCCGCAAGAGCTAGGCGGTGACCTTTCCGACTTTGAGGAGGTGTTGAATGATGAGGGAACGCCATTCTGACGATATCATTGACGTTGATGCGAACGAGGAAAAGCATTTTGATATCGACATGAGTGATGCAGAAGCGGTGAAAAACGCCGTTGCTGTAAAGTATACAAAAGACGATTTTCTCTACACAGAGAAGCCATACGAAGCGATATACGATTACAAAAACGACCCTTTCATGCACAATCTGAAAATTGAGCAAATGGCTCAACAGGCGGCAGAGGTTGGCGTAAAGACGTTCAAAGGGCTGTATAAAAACTACGTCAAAATGCGAGAAATGCAGCGTGGGGCGAACGTTATCATCAACAACCCCACTGCGTTCTCAGGTCCATATATGCAGCTTGATGCAGGCAAGTATAACGTTGATGACGGCGGTGTGTATCTTATTGACGAAAGCGGCAACTATCACGTTATCTGCCACCACCCGATCATACCCTTTGAGTGCTTGCAGAACATTGACACAGGCGAGGAGAAGCTCAACATAGCTTACCGCACTCGTGGAGAGTGGCAGGAAAAAGTCGTTTCAAAGGAGATACTTTACAACAGTCGAAACATTTCACAGCTAGTTAAATGCGGTGTTGATGTGTCTTCTGAGACTGCCAAAGAGCTTGTTTCATATTTCCAGGAGATAGAGAGCCTTAACCGCAATTCTCTGCCACTGAAAAGATCAGTGGGCAGGCTTGGCTACATAAACGGTGCAGGCTTTTCACCATACGTTGAGGGACTGACATTTGACGGAGAGCAGAATTATTCCACCATTTTTAGTGCTATAAAAAGTCATGGCAGTTATGAGAAATGGAAAAAAGTCGCTATAGATTGCCGCAGGAAAAGCGTGACCGCAAAGATATTCCTTGCGGCGAGTTTTGCAAGCGCACTTATCCAGCCGCTTGGCGGTCTGCCGTTCTTCGTCCACTTGTGGGGCGTTGATTCAGGCACAGGCAAAACAGTTGCTTTAATGCTTGCGGCTTCTGTTTGGGGAACCCCTGAAATGGGTGAATACATTCAGACGTTCAACAGCACAGTTGTCGGTCACGAGCGAACAGCAGCGTTTCTCAACAGCCTGCCGTTTCTCATTGACGAACTCCAGCTCAGCAAAGATAGTCATGGCAGAAGCCGCTTTGACGTTTATCAGCTCGCTCAGGGTGTTGGACGTTCTAGGGGCACGAAAACAGGCGGCATAGAGCGTACACCGACATGGCGAAACACTATCCTTACCACAGGTGAAAGCCCTATAGTGGGCGGTTCAGCAGGCGCAGGAGCGGTAAACAGAGTTATCGACATTGAATGTACATCAAACAATGTCGTGATAGCAGACGGCATGGCAGTATCGGCAGTGATAAAACAAAACTATGGCTTTGCAGGGCGAGAGTTCGTTGCAAAACTGTCCTCTCAAAAAGCCTTGACAATGGCACAAGAGGTCTATAACGATTATTTCGCCAAGCTCTGCAAGTCGGATACAACAGAAAAGCAGGCAATGGCAGCGGCAATGATACTTACTGCTGATATGATTGCAGAAGCGTCCGTGTTCAAAACGAACGAGCCACTAACAATTGACGATATCTCACCGTATTTGCAGACCAAAAAATCGGTATCAGCAGGTGAACGAGGGTATCAGTATATGTGCGATTGGGTGGCGTCCAACAGCAAGCGCTTTGCGACAGGCGAAGACAATAACGGTGAAGTGTTTGGACTTATCCAGGGTGATTTCGCATATATCATTCGCTCAAAGTTCGATGAAGCGGCTTCAAAACAGGGTTTCGACACAAGGGCATTACTTAGCTGGTTAAAATCTAACGGCAAGATACTCGTGAGAGGGCGCAACAATACTCGTGGTAAGCGCATCGGTGGCGTGAACGTTGAGTGTGTTGTGCTGAGATTGCCAGATGAAACACCGGACTATTACACCGAAGAAGAAATGCGTGGGACGGACTTATCGGATTTCGGCATTTTGTGAGACAAACGTCCCACGAGGAAAACAGCGTAAATGCGTGGTTTTCTGCATGGTGTGGGACTGTGGGACATTTTCCCCCTATATATACCTGTTTTAAATAGGTGATATAGAATCACGGCTTTGTTCACACATCGTTAAAATATATGTGTGTTTTCCTATATAGGAAAATGTGCGAATTTGTCCCACAGTCCCACAACACCCTGAAAAGTGCGTAAATACGCATAGTTTTCGTGTGGGACGTTTGTCCCACGCTGTCCCCCACGTCCCACATAAGGAGGTAAAAAACATCAAATGAATGCAAGAATAAAGCTCCGTGACTATCAGCAGGAGTGTATAGATAAAATAACGCAGGCAAGGCAGGGAAAACATCTTGTGCAAATGGCGACAGGTCTTGGTAAGACAGTGACTTTTGCGAATATTCCACGTCATGGACGTATGCTCATTCTGTCGCACAGAGAGGAACTTGTAAATCAGCCTCTGAAATACTTTGACTGCACAAAGGGCGTTGAAATGTCAAAGTACCATACCGACGGCAGTGAAGAGGTGGTGTCTGCAAGTATCCAGACCATGACACATAGGCTTGACAGGTTTTCACCTGATGATTTTGATATCATTATAGTAGACGAGGCTCACCATGCAGCGGCTCAGAGTTACAAGATGGTCATAGATCACTTCACACCACGTCTTCTGTTGGGCTTCACGGCAACACCTAACAGGGCTGACAAATGCAGACTGAATGATGTGTTTGATGATATCATATTTCAACGTGACCTGCGTTGGGGCATTGAACATGGTTATCTGTGTGATATCCTCTGCAAACGTGCCGACATAGGCTATGACCTTTCAGCGGTACATACACGGCTTGGCGATTATGCACCAGGCGAGCTAGCAGAAGCAATGGACGGCACTGCGGACGCTATAGCGCAAGCGTATAGAGAACACGCCAAAGGTGCAACGCTTATTTTTGCGGTATCTGTAGAGCAGTGCTACGAGATAGCAAAACGCATCGAGGGGGCTGAGGTAGTCACAGGTCAGACTAAGGATAGGGCTGATATCATACGCCGTTTTACTCAGCGTGAGATACCTTGTCTTGTGAATTGCATGGTGTTCACTGAGGGGACGGACATTCCTCTTGTGGAAACTGTTATCATAGCAAGACCTACACAGTCAGACGCATTGTATACGCAAATGGTAGGCAGAGGATTGAGGCTGCACCCTGACAAGGACAGGCTCACACTCATCGACTGTGTAGGGGTAACAGGCAAGGCAAGCCTGAGAACAGCTCCAAGCTTGCTCGGCATTGACATTTCTGATCTGCCAAAGAAGAGTCAGGGCAAAATGGAGGGAATGCTCTTTGAACTTCCTGAAAAGGCTACTATGATGTCGGATTGTCCTGAAAGCTGGATAAAGAATGTTCGTATCGTTGACTTGTGGGCGCAGGAGCAGAAGTATAATACCCATGACGTGAATTGGTTTAAGCTGCCGAATGGCGATATGAAATGCAGTCTTGGCAAGGGAAAAACGCTGATGATATCTGCACCCGATGCTTTGGGTATGGCAGTATGGCAAGGTCAGAAAATACCTATGCAGCAGGCTCTTGATGAGGCGTACACTCTTCTTTGCAAACGTGAGGCGGACAGCAAATACATATGGGACTTGAATATTTGCCGAAAGTGGGGCAAAGCACCTGCTACTGATAATCAGAAAAACCTTATCCGCAGACGAGGCAGAAAGTATCTCAACAATTCGGATATCGACATAGAAAATCTGACGAAATTTGAAGCAAGTCAGATACTCAACAGGATAATCAAGGGGTGATGATATGGCAAGAAATGAAGACAGAGAGCAAATGACCCTTATCAAGTGGACGCAGCAGGCAAGCATACGCAAGGCTTATCCTGAACTCAAACTGCTCTTTCACATACCGAACGAACGTCATTGCGACCCAAGAGAGGGCAAGAGATTAAAGCTTATGGGCGTGAAATCAGGTGTTCCTGATCTGTTCCTGCCTGTGGCAAGGGGAAGAAATAAAGGGCTGTTCATAGAGCTCAAAGCGGAGAATGGCAAGCCCTCAGATAATCAGATGTGGTGGTTTGCGGAGCTTGGCAAGCAGAACTATTTGGCGGCGATATGCTACGGCTGGAAGCAGGCGGCTGATATGCTAATGCACTATCTGGGCGGTGATGATAATGCTGGTAAAAGCTGAGGTCATAAAGAAAGCAGACGAGCTGAACAGAATGGCGGCAAAGCTTCTGCCACTGCCAGAGGGTCTGACACAGGTGGAACAGCTTTTGTACAAATCGCTTTGCGTTGTGTACCGAGAGTTCAGAGCGGGGCAGATAAACAAGAAACAGGCGCTTGACGAAAAGCAGGAACTATACAGGGCATATATCAATGGGGCTTATGCACTTGATCTATGGCAGACATATGGGGAATATGCTAAGGTGTTTCAGAAATGTCAGTACGAGATACATCATGACGGCTGTGAGGTTTGCAAGAGGCTCAATGATATCCTATGTGGTATGGGGAGGGGCAAAGCCAATGAAACACACTGACCACACCCTCTGCTGGCACTGCAAACACGCAGTACCGACAAAGGACAAGATAACAGGAGAATACCTCACAGGCTGTGCATGGTCCATAGACCGCTTGTGCTGGAGGACAATCCGACCCTTGACCGGGCGGTGATAGAACGCTATCACAGGATATATACGGGGACGTTTTATGAGCGTTTTGTGCTTGGAAAATGGCACTGAAAATTTGGTAACAAGGAGAGACGGCAATGCGTGAAATACTTTTTAGAGGAAAACGTGTAAATAATGGTGAATGGTTTCAGGGCTATCCATGCCACTATGGTTGGATAGGAAAAGAAAAAGATTATATCATTCCCGATTATGCAAGTGCTTTATATACAATCGAAATTGATCCTGAAACTGTCGGTCAGTACACAGGTCTGACAGACATGAACGGCAACAAAATTTTTGAGGGGGATCTCTGTCTGTGCAACAGAAATATTTCAAAACATATTGACAAAAAGGTTTTTGAAATTAAGTTTGACCCTGAGACTGGATTCTTCGGAGAAAGTGACACGTCAAACATATGCCCTAGCGTTTTTTATATGTGCGAAATTATCGGAAATGTTTTTGACACCCCTGAATTTCTGAAAGCTGGTGAAATGCCATGAAAGCACGAACGAACATCGTCAGACAAAGCGACATCAAGAAAGAGGTCGCAAAGGAAATGCAGAAAAGATATAGCGAACTGCAAGGCGAGATAATGCAGGATATCACGGAACAGATAATGGCGACTGTTTTGTGGACGCTAGATAAGTGGTACGGCTGGAAAGGCAAACGCCTGCGTGCATTTATCGACGCAGTAAATAGCACGTTTGACATCATGGACACGGCTGAATTCGATAACGATAACAACGCCAGTTATCTGAAAGAGACATACGGCATTGACCTGTCGGAACTGATATCAACGGAAATGACCGACAGGGTGCAGAAAGGCGGTTGAAATGACAGCAAAAGAATATTTGCAGAACGCTTATAAAATCGAGAGACGTGTGAAAATTATCGAAAACAAAGTCAAGAAACTGCGGTCACAGCTAGAATATGCTGGTATTTCATACGAAAATACAGGTGCTAGTCATGGTAGTTGCAATGGCGACAAGATGTCAAGCACCATAGAACGCATAGCGGAATACGAACGCAGGCAGCAGGAACTGGCGCTGATACTGATTGACAAACGTTTGCAAATTGAACAATCCATTGACGCAGTGGCAGACGCAGACCAGCGAGAAGTCCTTGAAAGGCGGTATCTTTTTTATCAGCGCTGGGTGGGGAAGTTCAACAAAGAAAACGGTGAATACATAATGGGGATCACTGACTATATGAACTATTCAGAACGCACAATATATAAAATTCACGGCGAAGCCCTGAAACATATCATTGTTCCGAAAGAGTGCAGTGAAATGCAGTGAAATGCAGTTATTAATCTGCTATACTGTATAATAGCCCGATAGGGTGAAAAGGTCAGTTGGTTATATCCTCAATAAAAGCCAACCCCATTTTTACGCCTGAGCGGCTAGCCCTCAGGCAATGTGCAGGGGCGGTGCGCCATCACTTAACCTGCTCCATGTTTTTTACTTCTTTTGTTTTAGATCTCCTGATTCCGCTATGGCATTAGCTGTGGCGGATATATCGGTCGATACTGCGATGATGTTGACACCGATACCAATCAGCCACACACACCTCTTAGCAATGTGTCCCACGTGTGGCATTTTTTATTTTCGGAGGGCGGCACTATGAAAGACTTTGCCTATTCTTTTTACCGCTCGGCAGCGTGGAAGAAGTGTCGCCAATCCTACATCGACAAACGCATACTAATTGACGGCGGTTTGTGTGAAGAATGCCATGAACGTGCTGGATATATCGTTCATCATCGAACATTGTTAACGCCAGCGAACATTCGTGACCCTGAGGTATCATTAAACCATGCCAATCTTGAATTTGTATGCAAAAAATGTCATGATAATTTCGAGGGTCATTTCTACCAAAAATCGCCTAAAAAATTAACAAAATGTGAATTTGACGCATTTGGTATGCCCATACCCCCCTCAAATTTGGAATGAAATTTTTCCTAAGATACCGAGGGGGCAAAGGTCATTTTTTACGCACGATAAAATCGCATAAGGGGGTGTAATCTGATAATGGCAAAAATCAAGAAGAATTTGAGCGAGTTGCGAAAAGCTGTGGATAGCTGCGAACCAGCCAAGAGAGAACTAGGCATAAAGCTGTTAGATCAGCTGGAGTACATGGAAAATCTGCTGAGCGAGTATCAGAAAAAGATAAAAGCAGAGGGTGCGATCATCGAAGCAACAAACGGCAATGGTTTTACTGTCAAGACAGAGCACCCAGCAAGCAAGGCATATGCAACCTTAATCGGAAAATACAATGCAATGGCTAAGACCGTTGAAAACATAATTTTCGATAGCCTACAAAAGTCTGAAGGTGACGAGCTGTTGGAATTCTTGGGCGGTGCAAAGCGTTGACGGAATTTGAAAAATATTTTACTGGCATTTATGACGGAAATATCATTGCGTGCGAGAAAATGAAAAAGGTTTCCAAAATGCTGCTGAACAGATTTGCAAGCCCTGATGAATTTCATTTTGACGAAGCTATTGCAACACGGCACACGGATTTTATCGAAAAATTCTGTAAACAGCCGTCTGGAAAACTAGGTCAGCCGTTGAAGCTGGAGTTGTTTCAAAAAGCAAGACTGCAAGCATTATTCGGTTTTGTTGACGATAACAACCTGCGCCAGTATAACGAATGCCTGATAATTGAAGGTCGAAAGAACGGCAAGACAACGGAAACTGCGGCGGTCGAAAATGATATGCTAGTCAATGACGGAGAGGGTTCGCCGCAGATATATAACATCGCCACAATGCTAGACCAGGCAAAGCTAGGGTTCAACGCCTGCTACAAAATGATAAAACAATCGCCACTGCTGAGCAAGCATATTCGCAAGCGTGCAGCCGATTTGTATTTTCCGTTGAACATGGGATTTATAAAAGCCCTTGCGAGCAATTCAAACAGCCTTGACGGTCTGGACGTTCACTGCGGTGTTATCGACGAGTTGGCGGCAATCAAGAACCGAGATCTATATGATTTGATAAAGCAAGCAATGGGCGCTAGACAGCAGCCCATTTTATTTTGCATTACCACAAACGGCTTCGTCCGTGGCGGCATTTTTGACGCCCAATACGAATATGCAAATAATCTGCTATACGGACGGCTGACAGAAAGCAATAACCGATTTCTACCGTTTATCTACGAACTGGATAGCCCCGACGAATGGGATAAGGAAGAAGCCTGGCTGAAAGCAAACCCTGGGCTGGGCACGATAAAATCAACCGACTATCTGCGCCAAATGGTGCAGAAAGCCAAAGATGACCCTAGCTTCAAGGCAACGGTTATGGTCAAGGATTTCAACCTTCCGCAGAATACCGAAAGCGGCTGGCTGAGATGGGACGAGCTGAACAATGAAGAAACTGTTGTAGATTATCCGTTCAGATATTTCATCGGTGGTTTTGACGCTGCCGACTATATAGACCTTAACGCTGCAAAGGCTATCTGCAAAAAGCCTGATGATGATAGGTTGTATGTAAAATCTATGTACTGGATACCGCAAGCCGTCCTTGACGCTGACGCTGAAAAAGGTGACAGACGTGGACGAGATAGTGTGCCATATGAACTGTGGAAATCACAAGGTCTGCTGAGGACGTGCGAGGGAAACAAAGTCAACAAGCGTGTCATCCTAGACTGGTTTTTGGAATTGAGGGATAAAGAAGACATCTATCCTCTGGCTATTGGCTATGACCCATGGCACGTTTCGGACGAGCTGATAAAAGCGTTTGAAGAAGAGTTTGGCAAGGGCGTTTTAGTACCTGTGCGTCAGGGCGTTATAACGCTGTCTGACCCAATGAAGAATTTGAAAGCTGAGTTTCAGCGGCACAACATCGTTTACGACAATAACCCAATTGACAAATGGTGTTTTCTGAATACAGCTGTAAAAACGGACGTCAACGGCAACATTCAGCCATGTAAGAAATCTGACCGAACGCAGAGAATAGACGGACTTGCGGCACTACTAGACGCATATGTGGTTTATTATAATCGACAGGAAGAATTTGAGAGTTTGATATAAGGAAGGAACAAAATGAAAGGTGAAACATACGAGCAATTCGTTGAAAAATTTAAGCCCAAAAAAACCACTGATGACTGTTACACACCGCCACTGATTTACGATGGCGTGGCTGATTGGGTCTGCACAGAATATGGCATAAATCGTGATGCTTTTTGTAGACCATTCTATCCCGGCGGCGATTATGAAACGTTTGACTATACAGGCAAGATCGTAGTTGATAATCCGCCATTCAGCATTCTCAGCAAGATTTTACGCTTTTATATCGAAAGAAACATAAAATTTTTTTTGTTTGCACCCGCTCTCACTCTATTTTCAGGAGCAACAGAACACTGTACAGCAATTCCGGTTGGTGTAGCTGTAACTTATGAAAATGGGGCAGTCGTTAGCACGTCGTTTGTAACGAATCTTGGTGATAGCAACATTCGAGTTCGTACCGCCCCACACCTTTACAAGATTTTAAAAAGCTGTAATGATGCTAGCAGAAAAGAGAAAACTAAAACAATGCCGAAGTATGAATATCCTAAAAATATTGCAACAGCGGCTGAAATCAATCGGCTTTCAAAGGCTGGCATTGACTTTGAAATTAGAAAATCTGAAAGCCTTCGTGTTCGTGCTCTTGATGCTCAACTTTTGCGAAAAAAAGCAATATTCGGGTCGGGATACCTCATCTCAGATGGCACTGCCATACGTTTAGAACGAGCAGAACGAGAACGAGCAGAACGAGAACGAGCAGAACGAGAACGAGCAGAACGAGAACGAGCAGAACGAGAACGAGCAGAACGATGGCAACTGAGCGAGAGAGAAAGGGCTATTATAGCAGAATTGAACAAGAAATGATTTTGAAAATTATGCAAAGAAAGGGGTGAAAAAATGGGTCTGATAAATCGTTTTAAAAACAGGTCGCAGGTAGTGACCCGATATAAGATGATAACGGAAATCGGCAACGGCTATTATAGCTGGGACGGCAATGTTTATCGGTCGGATTTGGTACGTGCCTGCATTCGCCCCAAGGTCAAGGCTATCGGAAAACTGACCGCAAAGCATATCAGAAAATCATATAGCCGAAATGGTGACGGCAGTATCGAGATAAACCCTGAGCCATATATGCGAATGCTGTTGGAAGAGCCTAACGAGTTCATGACAATGCAGAAAATGTTGGAAAAAGTCGCAACGCAGTTGTGCCTGAACAACAACGCATTTATCCTGATTATCCGTGACGGCAACGGCTATCCTACTGAACTATATCCTATCCCTGCAGACAGCGCAGAATGCGTTTATATCGGCAATGATTTGTATTTGAAATTCACATTTTTTAACGGACAAAGATATACGTTTCCATATGCAGATATCATTCATCTGCGCAGTGATTTTTACAAAGACGATATCTTCGGAGAACGGCTGAGCGAAACGCTGACGCCGTTAATGGAAATCGTAACAACTACAGACCAGGGAATTGTTAAGGCTATCAAGAATTCGTCAATCATTCGCTGGCTGTTGAAGTTCACCAGTTCCCTACGCCCTGAGGATTTGAAAAAGCAGGCGCAAGAATTCAGTGAGCAGTTCATGAGCGTTCAGAACGGCACAGGTGTTGCGGCGGTCGACAGCAAGGCAGACGCAAAGCAAGTTGACGCAAAGGATTACGTTCCAAATTCGTCGGTCATGGAAAAAACCACGCAGAGAATTTATTCGTTGTTCAATACAAATGCAAATATCGTACAATCGAACTACACCGAAGACCAATACAACGCCTATTACGAATCGGAGATAGAACCAGTAGTAATGGAATTGGCTGGTGAATTTACAAGAAAACTATTCAGCCGTATCGAAAGAGGGTATGGCAACAAGATAGTTTTTGAAGCGTTCAACCTGAGTACTGCGTCAATGTCAACCAAGCTGAATCTGGTGCAGTTCTTCGACAGAGGCATTATGAACGCAAACGAAATCCGAAGCGTGTTCAATCTGGCTGACATTCCTTCGGGCGATCAGTACTATGTCAGACTAGACACGGCAAAGATAGACAGTGGTGAGGGAGGTGAAAACGATGAAAATTAACGTCAAAGGTACTATCATTCCGAATGATGACCAGTGGATCTATGACCTTTTCGACATTGACGCCACTTCCCCTGCGAGGGTCTTAAAAGATATAACTGCGGCAACTGAAAAAGGCGAACCGTTGGAAGTTTACATCAACTCTGGCGGCGGTGATATTTTTGCGGCTTCTGAAATTTATTCGGCAATCCGTGAATATTCAGGCGATGTCAAGATACATGTTGTCGGTCTTGCGGCAAGTGCGGCAAGTGTGATAGCATGTGCAGGCAAGTCAGATATATCACCGACGGCACAAATTATGGTGCACAACGTATCATCAGCGACAAGAGGTGATTATCATGACATGGACAAGATGTCAGAGATTTTGCAAAAAGCCAATGAAACTATTGCAAATGCCTATATAACCAAATCGGGCATGACAAAGGAAAAGGCACTGGAAATCATGGACAAGGAAACATGGCTGACGGCTGATGAAGCGGTCGAGCTGGGATTGATAGACGAAATTGCAGGAAGCAAGAACGTCAAGTCACAGCTTGTGGCGGCCTACTGCGATATCATACCGCAGAATGTAATCGAAAAAATGAAGGCTGAGCGTGCTGATAAAAAGATAACAGCACAGGCAAGGCTTGACAAACTAAAGGAGGGTTATAAAAATGACAAGACAGGAAATGCTTGACAGGGCACAGGCCCTTATCGACGAGGGCAATTTTGAGGAAGCCGAAAAGCTGGTGAATGACGCTGAGAAAGCGGCAAAGACACAGGCGAATCTGAACGCTATGACAAAGGACCATGCGTCAGACACCATGAAAAATATCATTGAAAGGAATGAAAACAAGATGAACGAGAATGCGATCACACACACATCAAACATTTATGACAGTATTGAGTACAGAACTGCATTTATGCACAACGTTCTCGAGGGTACACCAATCCCTGCAAAGTTTGCGAACGAGGCACAGTCCACAAAGACCACTGACGTTGCTGCTGTTATTCCGTCAACAACTATGCAGAGAATAGTTGAGAAGCTGGAGGAACACGGCCAGATCTATGCCCTTGTCACAAAGACAAATATCAAGGGCGGCGTGACAATTCCTACATCAAGCGCAAAGCCAGTTGCAACATGGGTTGCTGAGGGTGCAAGCTCTGACACACAGAAGAAGACTATAGGTTCAATCACTTTCAGCTACTTCAAGCTCAGATGCCCAATTTCAATGTCGCTTGAAGTTTCGGTAGTATCTCTTGATTTCTTTGAAACTGTGTTCGTTAATCAGGTGACAAATGCGATGATCGCCGCTATCGAAACAGCAATCATCAAGGGCGACGGCACAACCAGACCAAAGGGCATTCTGACGGAAACTGTTGTCAGCGATCAGAATGTGAACATTGCACTGGCAAGCGGCATTACATACGATACCCTGTGGAATATGATGTCAAAAATTCCGTCAGGTTATAGAGCAGGCGTTAAGTGGTTTATGAACTGGTCAACATTCTGCACTATCCAGGCAATGACAGATACTCAGGGACAGCCTATCGCAAGGGTCAACTATGGTCTTAACGGCGATATGCAGCCATCAGTTCTTGGCAGACCTGTTGTGTTCTCTGACGATATCGACGCTTATACCGACGCTGTATCGGCTGACACAATCGTCGCTTTCCTGTTCCGCCCTGAGGACTATATCCTCAACACAAATCTTGCCATGACAGTCAAGAGATATGAGGATAATGATACTGAGGATCAGGTTATAAAGGGTATCATGCTGGTAGACGGCAAGGTCATCGACAAGAACAGCCTTGTGACACTCACCAAGAAGAGCAAGTAATCATGATAAAAAGGGGGCATAACGAATGCTTGAAAGTTTGAAAAAATCGCTGAGGATATCACATAACAAACTAGATAGCGACATTATGTCAAACGTTGACGCCTGCATGGAAGACTTAAAGCGTGTGGGCGTGTTCGTTCCCTTTGACGCCGACGATTGCAGCGCAATTCTGAAAAAGGCTATCGAAAACTATGTCAAATGGCAGTATGATTTCAACGGCAAAGGCGAAGATTTCCGCAAGAACTACGAGCGTCTGCGAGACGCACTAAGTCTGAACGAGGACTACACGGAGGGGATTTAACAATGTTTAATGATGTTGTAAAAATTGCCAAAGCAAAGATAGTTTCAGACGAAATAGGAAATCAAGAAAAGGTCGTTGACTGGGAGAATGCCAAAGAAGTGTTCTGTCAGGTATCATCAATTTCACGTTCTGAATTTTACAGTGCCGCACAGGCAGGGTTTCAACCTACGCTGAAAATCAAAATGGCAGATTACTATGACTATGACGATGAAGATATGTTATTCTACAACGGTCGGGAGTATCGTATCATACGCACATATGTTGCAGGAACAGCCATTGAACTGACGGCTGAGCGTTTTGGCGGTGATAACTGATGAAATCGGTCGAGATTGATGTCAGCAAGCTGGCAAAACAGGTCGCTGATGACCTGAAAGAATACAGCGAAGAAACCGCAAAGATAGTTGACGGCTGTATCGACGAGGTTGCAGACCAGTGTGTTGAAAAGCTGAAAACCACATCACCACGCCGAACAGGCAAGTATGCCGAAAGTTGGAAAGCCGAAACAGTATATGCTAAATCGGGCAACAAGCGTGTGATTGTGCGCAACAAAAAATACTACTACTTGACGCACCTGCTGGAGCATGGTCACGCAAAGAAAGGCGGCAAGGGCAGAGTAAAAGCATTTGTGCATATCAAACCTGTTGAGGAATATGCACAAAAGGCGCTGCCTGAGTTGATAGAAACGAGGTTGAAAAAATGAATTTGACATTGGCTGACATACGTTCACGATTAACGGCTATCGACGAACTGAAAGACAAAGTCGCATACTATTCATCACGTGATGAAATGAAAACGCCATACTGCGTGTTTTATCGTGAAAGCACCATAGACAGCGGAGACGATATGCACCCCGCAAGCCTGCGAGAACAGACGATAGTCATTGAGTTGTACACAAGGAAAATCGACGTTGAACTAGAAACGGCTGTTGAAAAACAGTTTGCAGATTTTGACTTGGAAAAGTCTGAAAGCTGGATAGAGGACAGCAAGGAGTATCAGATAAGATATTCATTTATCAATTATTTGAAGTAAAGGAAGAAACAATGCAATATTTAGGCGGCAAATGCAAAATTGCAAAACCTATCTCAGAACTTATTTTACAAAAAAAGGAAAATGCTAAGACGTTTGTAAGTTTGTTCTGCGGCGGCTGTGCAATCGAAACGAAATTAGCACCACATTTTGAAAATGTTATATGCAATGACCTGCACCTATATCTGATAGCTATGTATCAGGCATTACAAAACGGCTATGACTTGCCCGAAAATATATCAGAAGAACAATATAGATATATTCGTGAGCATAAGGACGAGGATAAGGCGTTGACAGGTTTTGTGGGCTTTGGGTGTTCGTTTGGTGCGAAATGGTTTGGCGGCTATGCCCGAAACAAAAAGGGTGACAACTATGCCAAACAAGGTAGGAATGCTATAATGCGAGATATTGAAAATCTTAAAACAGCAAAATTTACCTGTACCGATTATCGCAGTGTTGACATTCCTGACGGATCTATAGTATACGCTGACCCACCATATGTTGGCGTTACAGGCTATTCAACAGGCGAATTTGACAGTTCTGAATTTTGGAAATACATGAGAAAAATCAGCGAGAAGAACACAGTGTTTATTTCGGAATTGCAAGCACCTGACGATTTTGTTTGCGTTTGGCAAAAAGAAATTTTAAGGACGTTAAATAGTAATAACAAACGTCCAAAATCTATTGAAAAATTATTCGTACATAAATCACAAATTTAAAAAGGAGGAATTAAAATGGCTGAAACAAAGAAAGCCCCAAGTAACATTATTCTTGGAAGCGGTTATATCTACTATCAGGATTTCAGCGGTGAAACAGTGCCAGATGTTGATACTATCTGCACAGAAGCCAATGTGCTGGGCTATATTCAGGGCGGCGCAACCCTGTCTTATAAGCCGACATTCTACACCGCAAGTGATGATGACGGCACACATCAGAAGACAATCATCACCGAGGAAGAAGCTACACTGAAAACTGGTATCATGGTATTCAACGGCAACACGCTTGACGTTCTCTGCGATACCGCAAGAGTAACAGAAGATACCAGCAAGAAACGCAGAACTGTCAAGATAGGCGGTCTGAAGAATATGCGTCGCAAGAGGTATGTTCTCTGCTTCCACCACGTTGACGCAGTTGACGGAGATATATGGGTCATGATCGTGGGCAACAATCAGAGCGGCATTGAGCTGGCATTTGCAAAAGACAAGGAAAGCGTTATCGACGCTGAGTTCAAGGCACTGCCAAGCGACAGCGACGGAACACTGATTACCTACATCGAAGAGGATAAGTCAATAAGCGCCACATAAGCAACACAAATACACAGCCTGCTGAGATTTTCAGTGGGCTGTTTTTTTGGAGGTGTAAAAATGCCAAAGACGTTGAATTTCAATAAAATGCAAAAACCTAGCCTGCGCATTGAGCTGGCTGACGAAAAGCATACCACGATATTTGTTATGCCACCCACAAAGGGTGAAATTGAAGCGTTTGGAGAAATATCTGCAAAGCTAGGTGGCAACAAGCTGGACGAAGCAATCGAAATGTGCGCAAAACTGATGTCACACAACATCGCAAAGATACCGATAACGGCTGAAACACTGGCTGATTGGGACATCTATGACATTCAGATGTTCTACCGCACATATATCGACTATCTGCTTGAAATCAAGAATTCAAAAAACTAGCACTCCCCTACTATCCACCGCAGGATAGAGAGGGGGAAAAATATGAGATTTCCTCAACGTGGGAAAAATTAGTTGCGGACTATATGGGTATATCCCTATATGATGTTGACGATATGGACTACTATGACTATCTGCTGATACGTCGTGACGCATTTATCGCACGGCTCAGGCAGAGCGAGAGCGGTCAGGAGTACCTAGATAACGCATATAGATTGACCTTGACGAAGCCTGACCGACAGGCTTTGCGAAAAAATTTCGGAAAGGGGGTAATGATAGGTGGCAAAAAGTAGCATTAAGGGCATTACTATCAAGATAGGCGGTGACACCACAGGTCTTGACAAGGCACTGAAAGAAACGAACAAAAAGAGCCGTGAGCTGGAGAGCGAGCTGAAAGCGGTCGATAAAGCCCTGAAGCTGGACCCGAACAACGTCACACTGGTCAAGCAAAAGCAAGACCTGTTGAAAGACAGTATCAAAGAGACCAAGTCAAAACTGGACGTGCTAAAAGAAGCACAATCACAGGTCACAGCACAGTATAAAAAGGGCGAGATAGACGCTGGGCAGTATCGTGCATTTCAGCGAGAGTTGGAAACGACAAAATCGAAGCTGTCAAGCCTGAAAGATGAAAAGAAAAATGTCAATGCTATCGGCACAGCGTTCAAAGAAGCCAAAGACAAGGTCGAGCCTGTCATAAAGAAAGTCGAAAAAGTCGGGTCTGTCATAGGCGGTGCGACAAGCAAAGCCGTAAAGTTCACGGCAACGCTGGGCAAAATAGACACGGCCATGATAGGCAAGGCGGCTGACGGGTTCAAGAAATACACGCAGACCATAGGTGTTGGTCTTGCGGCTGTAACAACGGCACTTGCGGCAAATGTTGAAGCAAGCCGCGAGTGGAACAGCGATATGACCAAGCTGAAAACAAACGCCGAAACCAGTGGCAACAATTTTGATTTTATGAAATCAAAAATGCAAGATTTGGTGGCTATTACAGGCGAATCCGATTCAAGCATTGAAGCGTTATCAAACCTTATGGCTGTCGGTTTCAGCGATGAACAAATGACGCCTGCTATAAATGCACTCAGCGGAGCGGTTGAAAAATTTCCTGACACCTTGAAAATTGAGAGCCTTTCGGACAGCTTGCAGGAAACTCTTGCCACAGGTGCTGCGACAGGTCAGTTTTCAGAGCTTATCGGGCGTATGGGTGATAGCGTTGATGATTTTAATGCGGGTCTACAAAGCTGCACGTCAGAGGCAGAGCGTCAGCAGTATGCCCTTGATTGGCTGGCAAATTCGGGTCTGTCGGAAATCAATGACGAATACCAATCTGCAAATAAATCAACGCTAGACTATGAACGTGCTAGTTTTGAATTGCAGGACGCCCTTGCATCTTTGGGAACTGCGTTTACACCTGTTATGGCTGGTGCAAAGGGAATGGCGGCAGATTTTCTGACAAAATCGTTGCCAGCTGTTCAAAAATTGTCGGGCGGTTTTACCCAACTGTTTGACGGCGTTTCTAGTTTGCTAGACGCATATGACAGTGGCGGTCTTGACAGCTTGACCGAACAAATTCCGATTGTTATATCTGGGCTGTTCAGTTCTGCGTCAGAAACGCTTGCCGAAAATGCACCTACACTAATCACAGCGTCAACCACAGTTTTAACATCTATCATTCAATCGCTAGCACAATCAGCTCCGTCACTAATCAACTCGATTTTGCCGTCACTGCTTAACGGCTTTTTTGGACTGATAAATGCGCTGGTTTCAACAATCCCTACGCTAGTGCCTGAATTGGTGCAGGGCGCAATCACACTGTTTTTAGGTTTGATTGACGGACTAAATGATGTTATCAAACAGTTGATGCCGATGTTACCTAGTTTGATAAAACAAATAACTGACACGCTGATTGAAAATCTTCCTGCAATCATTGAGGGCGGTTTCCAGCTATTAACAGGATTGATAACAGGTCTGACCAAGTGCACGCCCGATTTGATAGACAGTGTGATAGCGTTGATACCAGTTATCACAAAGGCTTTGACAGATAATCTGCCTGCGCTGGTCAAGGCAGGTATGGAACTGATTGTCGCATTAGCGCAGGGTTTGCCACAGGCTCTGCCTGACCTTATCGACGCACTTCCCGAAATAATCGGTGCTATCATAGACGGCTTCAAGGACGTTGATTGGCTGGACTTGGGTGCAAATATTCTCAAAGGCATTTTGAACGGCTTGGTTTCTGCGGTCAGCGGAATTTGGAGCGTTGTTGAAGATGTTGGCAGTGCCATTATAGACGGATTTTGCGATTTTTTTGACATTCATTCCCCGTCAAGGGTTATGGCAAAAAAGGTCGGTCAGTATCTGCCGTCTGGTATCGCTGTCGGTATGGAAGATACAGCAGACGAACCAGTGGACGAGGCACAGGCTATTGTTGACAGCGTTGCAGGTGTATCGGCTGAAATGGACCCTGTCATGATAGGCAGGCAGACCACAAGAAAAACGGCTGACAAAATATCAACCGAAGCTGACAGCACCACACAGCACGACAAAAGCGGTGATCTGACAGTGGTTATGAACATTGACGGAAAACGTTTTGCCGCAGTGACAGCGCCATACATGGACGTTGCTATGGCTGAGAAAATTAATCTAAATGCTAGGAGGGTGGCTGACAATGTCTAGTATAACGATAAACGGAAAAAATTCCTATACCGATTTCGGAGCGTTGCTGACATCACACAGTACACCGCCACCAAACATCAGGGATATATCGGCTACTATACCATACCGCAATGGCGATATATGTTTCACATATCAGAATGGTGGTAAACCTACCTATGATACACGAACGCTGACATACAAATTCGTGTTTATGGGCTGCCCAAAAACCGTCCTGCGGAAAACAGTGGCAGATTTTGAAAACTGGATTTTGTCGGCTGGCGAATGTGACCTATATGACGATGCTGAAATTTACCATTATAAGGCAAGAGCAATTAGCTGCGCTGAAAGCGAAAAGGGCTATCATGTTGAGGTAACGGCAACGTTCAAGGCACAGCCGTATAAGATATCTGATGATTTTTCAGACAAGGGTTTTGACGATTTCAGTTTTGAAAACGACTATCTAAATCTTACGGACATGACGTTGACGGCTATTAAAATGGCTCCACACGCCCCTATGGGTGTTCTGAGAATCTATTTGTATTCGGACGTGCCGATAAAACCACGTCTGATATATAGGCAGTCTGCTGATGATACCGACAAGGTAGGATTCACGCATTTTCAAAATAACGGCGTTGATATATTTGAAAAGGTATACAGACCAACAGAAAAAACATTCGATATGGACGAACTGATTTTACAGCCAGGGTTGAACACTTTGTCAGCATATGGCTTCGGGTCGCTCACACTGGATCTGCATGAGGAGGTGTTATAAATGCACACTGTCACTATCAAAAACGGTGTTGAAAAAACCACGATACATAGTGATAACCTTGACCGCATTTCAGGTGGAAAAATCGTCAAGGCTGTCAATGCCGTTGACAGTTTTACGTTTACCATATATCCCGACAATGCAGGATATAACAAACTGAAACCGCTGACAACATCGGTCACTGTCACAGACGATAGCACAGGGAAAGACATTTTTATCGGACGTGTGCTGAAATGCCCTGACAGCATGGACGAACAAGGGCTGATTTGTAAATCTGTTACCTGCGAGGGGCGTTTAGGCTGGCTATATGACAGCGTTCAGCCGTATGCGGAATACAAAGTGGTAGGCATTCGGACAGTGCTTTCTTCGTTCCTCTCCAAACACAATGCACAGGTGGGTACAGATAAGCGTATAGAGCTGGGACAGGTCACTGTTACGGCAAGCAACAACTACACATACACTGCGAATTGGGACAAGACAATGAATGTCATTGCCGACAAGCTTATAGGAAAATTCGGTGGTGAGATACAACTTCGTGATAAAGACGGAAAGGTGTATATAGACTATCTGGAACATATCGGACACGGCACAGACACCACCATAGAGCTTGCGGTTAACCTTAAAACCATATCACGAGAAGTTGATGAAACGGCGGTCATAACACGTCTTTATCCTCTCGGTGCAAAGCTTACAGACAGCGAAAAGCGGTTGACCATCGGCACTGTGAATGGTGGCAAGGATTACATAGAGGACAGCTCACTTATCGCAAAATACGGCGTTATAAGCGGTCCGCAGATATGGGACGACGTTACCCTTGCGAGCAATCTTCTTAGCAAGGGCAAGGAGTATCTTAAATCTGTCAATCGTGCGAAAGTGCAGTATCAGATAACAGCACTTGACCTCTCGAGAATAGACAAACACATTGAGCAGTTTGAACTCGGCTGTTGGTACAGAGTAAAAAATAGTCTTATGGGCATAGACGAGGATTTGCGCATTGTGGGTATATCCATAGACCTTGACAATCCGCAGGCTTCACAACTAACCTTCGGTGACCGATTTGAAACGCTTTCGGGCTTTATGACAGCGAAAACCAAGAGCCTGCAGACCGCTATTGATGATAGCGAATTCAGAAATCGTCAGGTGATAGATAGCAAAATTGAAAACGCTACAAAACTGATTACAGGTGCAGAGGGTGGACACGTTATTCTTGACCCGTCCGAAAAACCAGAGCGCATTCTGATTATGGATACGGCTGATATAAATACCTGTAAATCCTGCATTCAGCTGAATTATAAAGGTTTAGGATTTTGGACGCCTGAATTGGCAAAAAAGGCTGGGCAAGCCGACGGTGGTTCTGCAAAAGACGGACCATATACGAATGCGTGGACTATCGACGGAAATTTGGTGGCTAGTTTTATAACCGCCCTGACCCTGACAGGTTTGAAAATCAACAACGGCAGTGGAACGTTCAAGGTGGACGAAAACGGAAATGTGGTTGCTAACAAACTGTCGTCGAAATCAGCGACTATCACAGGCGGAAGCATTAATATTCAAACGTCCAGCCAAAATACCAGTGCAATTCAGCTATCCCACAACGAATGGACACTGAAAGTCAGTCCGCTGGAGATACGCATTGATAACAGCACGATTGGTGGTCATATCGTCCTGCAGGCTGGTGCTATGTCGGGCTATTGGAATAACGAATTAAAATTTTCACTAGACACAAACAGCGGTAACATATCAACGTACACAGACAGCGGTAAAAAAGTATTTACAGTTGATACCAATAACAGGGCGATGTATCTGTACAACGAAAACGAAAAAACCGCAGTGCAGTGCTACGGCAAAACAGGTGATATCATGTGCAATAGCATAACCACGAAGAACCACACACTAGACTAGGAGGGATAAAATGGCAAATAATATTGATTTGGCGACAGCAATCGAAACTGTCAGAAACGCATTTTACGGCCGTGACGTTCGCCAGGCGTTGGTTGATGCACTGACGGCAACGGAGCAGGCAGTAAATGACCTAAACCAGAATAAAATAAAAAGCGGCACGATTGAATACACGCTGGAAAAGGCAGCTTCAAGCGTGCAGATACCGTTGAATTTGGATTTTGTGCCGAAGCAGATATGCGTGTCGCTAAGGGATATCGGCACACCTAGCCCATTTCAGAACTACTGCACCCATGTGCAGGTGTACAAGGGTGCATATTTTGCAGTTGTCTGCATGGGTCCTAGCAATGGTGCAACCACAGTCAACGTGCCTGCAGGAACGTATAGCATTGACTACATAGCAATCGTATAGGGGGTGCAGAAATGGTAATCAGATTAGACGAAAACTATAACGCAATGACATCAACAGCCCTACTGGGCTATATTGGTGAAACAAATGCTAGACCCGTGTCTGTCGAGGGCATGGAAATAGACGGCGCAGACCGCTATGTAATGACGATAGACTACGGCGACGGCGTGACATATGAGGTCGATATTACAGGCGGACAGTGGACACCAACGGCAGAGATACTGCGGTCAGCGCAGACAGTCAGCTGCCAGATAGCAGCGAAGAAGTTGTCAGGTGATGAGTATATTTTAGTTAAAAAATCACGAATTTTTCGACTGCGAATAGGGGCGGCTATCGGTGATACAGCTATCCCGTCACCAAGTGTGGCAGCTGACGCACTAGACCGCATAGACGCCATAGGCAGGCAGACACACGCAGATATGCAGACAGCCGTCACCGCTGCAGAAACAGCGACAACAGCGGCTGAAAACGCTGAGAAATCAGCTACCACCGCAGGAGTATCAGCCGATACGGCAACGCAGGCGGCAAGCCGTGCTGAAACCGCAAAGACAGCGGCTGAAACGTCCGCAACACAGGCAGACACTGCAAGGCAGGGTGCAGAGACCGCACGTCAGCAGGCGGTCTCTGCACAGAACACCGCCAAGATATCCGCAGCGCAGGCGGCAACATCAGCACAGCAGACCACAGCCGACAAGACAATAACGGCAGGCTATGCTAAAACCGCCAAGACCAATGCTGACAGCACTGCGGCAGACAGACAGGCGGTGCAGACGTTGGCAGAACAAGTAACAGCCGACAAGGCTACAGTGGCAGACCATGCCGCACAGGTCGCAGAGGACAGAACAGCCGCTGAAACTGCCGCACAGACAGCACAATCCGTGGCTGACAGTTTGCCAGATGACTACACAACAGCGGTCGGAAAGATTGCCGAAAACACGGCTGAAATTTCTGCGGTAAAGCTGACGGACAAAGAGTTACAACGTAGGGTAAATGCGTTGTATGACTTGGGCAACGGCATAACCCATAAATTTGAAACAGACACAGATACGGCATATGCTAAGGCAGTCCCGACAGGGGCGAAGCTGATGAGCGTGAAGTCGGTTGGTGGTAGGTCAATTGTATTTAATCAATTGGTCGATTCTAATATTGTTATTGGTGAAACCACAAGATATTCATTTAATGGACAGCATTTGACAACAAATATTACTGACAGTCTTAGTTTGTCAGATGACCTATGCACACTACCAACAATTCCAGTGGGTCACAAGGTTTTGTTAAAAATAAAATTTATTGCAGGAAATGTCGGCAATAAAGAAGTAACTATTGGCGGCTATTACAAGACAGCAAACATATCATGGCAATGCAAGATTGACCTGCCAAGAAATACAGAGTTAGCGGGAAAAACGCTGATTGCAATGGACACTACTACTGATACGGCAGAAAGTATTAGATTTTTTCTATACAACGCTACTATACCGTTGTTGACAAACATTGATTGCTATATCAACTACTATGATTTAACCACCATGTTTGGCTCAGGCAACGAGCCTGTAAACGTGGAAGAATTTGAGAAAATGTTCCCAGCCGATTATTATCCATATAATGCTGGCGAAATAGTCAGCACAGGCACGGAGAGCATTGTGGAGCAGGGAGCAAACCTATACTACGGCACCGATATGCTGAAAGTTGGTAGTGATGACTATGAATATATTGCAAATAGTTATCGTTGCAAGTCAATAAAATTAAAACCTAACACCACGTACACGTTAAGTTTTAATTCTGACAAAACCAGTGAAATAATACTTCTGATGAATGTGACTACTGTTGTAAATGCAGGTCAATATTTTGATTTTAGAAAAGCTTCGCATACTCAGACATACACGACTGGAGATGACGGATGCCTGTATGTAGGTGTATATGCTGGCAATGGCAATGTTGCATCGGC